TAATGTGTAATATTCAGGATATTCTGCATCCTCTTTAATCTTAGGCATTTTACCTCTAGCATTTGAGTTCATATAATGAAATAAATGAACACATGATGTCCACTCTTCAGGACAATATTTGTATTTCTTTAAAGTATAATTACCAGTATCTCTAGTATATAAACAATATAAGTCATCAATTTCACCAAACTTATCACCATATATTTTATCAAATAACATCTTATAGCAAGTAAGTTGTAGTTCATGGAACTTAGGATACTCTTTACCAGTCTTTAAGTCTACAATAGATAATCTAGGCTTACTAGAGTCTTTTTTATCCTTTAAAACCATTATATAATCCACAGTACCTGCAAATGGTAACTCTACATCATATAACATTATCTCTATACCCATTATTACTGGGTTATTTTCTCTGTAAAATTTAATAAATGCTTCTATATTTTTTGCTATTTTAGGAGTTATTTCCTCATCTTCTCCTGTCCTGGTGTTTTTAATCTTAATATTACTTGGTAAATCTTCACCTGCAGCAAGTATAGAATTACATACATGAATGAATGTTCCTTTATCTGCAGCTTCATTCATTATATCATCACATTTATGTCCATTTAATTTCAACCAAGACTTAAACCCATACCCTTTATCCAATACATTTAATATTGTAGTTGCAGAGTAAATGTAATCTCTCTCATTATCTTCAGCACCCATATTATAATAGGCCCTACCTACTGATGTGTCTTTCCTAGCTATAAATAACTGATTTTGAATCTTTAATGAATCACCTTTAGGGGTGTAATCAGAATCTATCTGTTGAATAGTTTTATCTTTTTTCGCCATGATCTAACTCCTTTAATTAACAAGTCTACTATTAAATCCTTTTTATTATTACTAGCTCCAGGATTATCTATCTTATTTTTAAGTAATATCTTTTCAATCTCTATATTTAAAGATTGTGGGATATTAATGTTAATAGGATGTTTATCTTTCTTTGCCATTTAAGAATTCCTCTCTACTCATTAATCTGTTTTTCCAATTAAAACCTTTGCCATTACAAGTAGTACATAAATATGCACATATACCAGTAGTATCATGGTTTTCTGTAAGCATATCGCCAGTACCATTACATCGTTTGCATTTAGATTTTATTCTTGTAGATATATATATAATTTCTTTCATAACATTCCTTTGCTCTAGTAACTATTCAATATTACACAACCTACAATTAATAACAAAGTTATTTTTATTATTTTAGTTATTTTAATTACTTTATTAAAGAGAAGAACAAAAAACCCCATAATATGAGGTTCTTTGTTGTACTGGTAGCACTATCTAAACTCGGTGATTAGTTTAGAATTTCCTTTAAAGCTATTAATACACTAAATACAGCCACAAAAGTAATAAGGCCACCCCTTATTAAGGATATACGATTTTCTGCTATATTTAGTCGTTTATTTAAGCTATATGAGAATTCCTCGATCCTTTGCATATTACTTCTAATATGGGCCACATCTCTTTGGATTTCTTTTAATGTTACTTGTAAAAATGTATTTTGATCTTCTGTTTCCATTACCAACATTCTTTTATTTTTAAGCTGATAGTATATTTATTATAAGCCACTTGCTTTACTTGTAGTGAGTTTTGGTCAAATCTACAGATTGCAAAATTTGAAGGACTATTATCAGGTGTAGAGCCACCTCCTTGTGGATTAAAGATGAATGGCAAATTACCTGCACCCATTGTTTTATTCCATACTGCACTAAAAAAATCTTCTCCATCTAATACATTAGAATTAAAGTAATCAGAATTAACATCATCTGTATAATCATCAGAATCATAAGAACTAGCATTACTTGTATCAAATACTGTATTTCCAAGTGCATTTATAGGTAGAACTTGTTTATCTGAAAGATAGCTGAAGGTCAAATTCCACACTCGCCTTCCCCCCCTTGCACTTAATGTAGAGGCAATAGAGCCATCTCCTAATTCCCAACACCCTAAATCACCCCATTTAGGAGCACCAGTATATCTAGCATTAGTAAGGGTAGCACCACCTTTAGTCTGTTGTGTAGTAATACCATCATTCTCTATTGTCATAGTTAGGTTAAGGTCAGGTGAATGTGGAAAGTCATAATAATTTCCAAATGCAATACCACCTATTTTAACTTGTTCTCCACCAGGGAATGGACTACCTGCTGTTTCTCCTGCATCTAGTGAACTATAAAATGCAGCATATATATTATTATGTGCATCACCACTCCACTCACAAGTAGCTAAACTAAAGCCATCATATTCAGGTTTCATTATATTCTGTTGCCATGATGGATTAGCATTAATCCCACCTGTGATTAAAAATTCCCCACTATAATCATTAGTTGCATTAGAATAAGCATCAAGACCAAACTCTATAGGACTGCCTGTTCTTTGACTTTCACTAGCCATATTATGGTTTAAAATAGCATAATAACAATTCCCTTCCATCATTTGAGAAACAATAGTATTTTTATATCTAGTAATAAAAGAAACTGCATCATGTGGAGTTTCTTTAAAATACCATGTTTTTGCTTTTATAGGATTAGAACCATCTTCAAAAACTCTGCGAATATCCTCTGTTTTAGTATTCCAACCATCACCACTCATAGCATGAGAACCTGAAAAATATGGGTTTTGTTCATCAAGTAACCCTATAGATTTTGCCCATGAATGTAAATTTACATATATCCTAGGTGTGCCTACATTTTGACCCATTAATAACCTCCTGTACCTGAACTTCTAGGTGGAGTAGGCTGTGATATACTTACTCTCCTAGTTTCAGTTTCTTCAATTTCTGTTTTCTCTTTAATAGATGTTTTTCTAGGTATCTTGCCTGTAACATAAGTACCATTAAAATCTTCAGGGAATTGTGTAAAATCTTCCCAATTAGTATTTAATACATTCCAAAACCCTAACCCTTCTGCTACTGGTGTTGCATACTCCTGATATAAATCTCTATTTGTAACCCTGCAAGACAATATTCTTAATTCACCTTCATAAGTAAATAATACTTCAGGTTGCACATCACCTAAACTAATACCAATAATCATTCTATTATTATTCCTCATAAACCAACTATCAGGCAATTCTGAATCTGCATTAATCTTACCTTTGTATCTAATCTCAAATGCAGCTACATCAACTGCACCTTCTAATCTAACTTCGCCATTTCCATAATAAATTCTCATTATCTATCCTCTATTAAGGTGCATTTAATACAATATCTACTATACCAACAATATCTAAAATATTAACCACACCATCACCATTAACATCTGCTGCATCAATTTGTGATTGGCTATAATCATGGTCACCAATTATAAAAGCAACAACAGACACTACATCTAAAACATTAACAATACCATCTTCAGTTGCATCTCCACTACCTGCTCCTAATGCTACTCCATTGTTATCTCCATTGTCATCATCAACTTCATCTTCTTCATTATCACCCCATGGTATAGATTCTTGCACACTAAATGGAGGGTCATATCTTAATGTTATACCACTTTCTATAGGTTGTAGAATTTCTATCCTGATTTCAGTTTGTTCAGGGATAATTTCCATGCCTTGAGTTATATCTAAATTGTACTCAATTTGATTTAAAGTTGTATTCCAATTAGCCATTACATATATTGTAGATTGAAGGCTTTGCTCATAATTCTGTGTTGTATCTAATGCTTGTATTACAATAATTGGTAAGTTAGATGTTCCACTATTTAATTCTACATCAACTAAATCTCCAAAAGAGCTAATGGGGTCAGCATCTTGTGCAAATGGACTATCTTGCCTATACCATTTATCCATACTAAATAAATTATTAAAGTCTGTATCACTTATATCAGAATCTTGACTTATTGTATATGATTCTTCTCCATTAAAATTAGAAAATCTAAATATTTCATCTCTTTGTGTTTGAGTAAATAATCTATCAGGAATATCTGCATCTTCATAGTAAGAAATATCTAAAGTATCACCATCTATTAAATCATGTAATTGCATTAATTCAACAGATACACTATCTATATTTTTTTGTAAAGATGTAACATAAAATAATGGATAGGCTTGGTGTGTATCAGGTAAAAGTTCCACCTTTGTATAATCTCTACCATAAGCAGTTATGCCACCTAACAGTTCATCAAATTTCACTAAATCTCCTACAGATAAACCTATGTACTTAACTGGCAGTTTTAATTTCAGTATTAGATGTTGGTTTTTATAGTGATTATGTAGAAATCTATTCATCCAATCAGCAGTATATTCATCTCTTATATAACTAGATTGTAATTTACCTATATTATCATCAGGTGCATCAAATCCATAGAAATCTAAATAATCTGTATCTGTAACTGAATAATCACTAGAAACCTTTTTTAGATGGCTTTTTTGTGCATAATCATAATAGTAATCAACTTCATATTTAGAATAGATTTGTTCAGGTTTAGTTTTACTAAATGAATAATCTATAACATCACTTACAGGCATTAAAAATGCTGATTCATAATCAGTTACATCTTGGTCTTGATATTGCAAATCATCTTGACCTATAGAGTAAAATCTTTTCATAGTATTAAATCTAAACTTACCATCATTACCAAAGTGTGGAAACATTAATGTACTTTTAGCAATATCCTCTATTAGCTTCTTACTAGATATTTGTTTGTCATGTACTGTAAATCCATATTTTAATCCTCTGTGTTCCCATACTGCTATTTGGTAATCTTCTTCATCAAAATCTGTATAACCTAATTCTTCTTCTAATATATGCCTTATTATTACAGCAGGGTTTTCTGCCAGTTCATCTTGATATTCTCTACCTTTAACATTAGCATAGAAATCCTTATCAAAAACTTTTGTGGCATTTACCTCTCTTAATAAACTTATCTCATCAAAACCACCATTAGCAAGATTAGGTGTAGTTACTTTTCCAGTAAAAGTTGCTTTATTGCCATCTATATCTATCCAATTTTCATAATGTATTGGTGCATTAGGGTTTGCTCCTTGACCTTCCCAACCACTTGGTGCTTCTGAACCCCAATCTGCATTTACAAAATTTATTTGTTGTGTTATCATACTATATTCATTAACAGATAATTCAGCTAATGAATGATAACCTGAATAATTTGCACTTAAACCACCACCTATATCATCTCCAAGATTAGAGTTAATATCACTACTGGTTTGTATAACATAACCCCATTGTGGTAAAAGTGTTCCTTGACTATATGGAGTTATGCTACTAAAGTTTACACCATTTAATGTTAAACCTATTAGCCTAACAATATCAGAATCAGAAACATTTACATAGTCATATTGTGGTAAAAATTTAAACCCTAATTTTAACATCATAGCTTCATAATTACCTGATGAACCTGCTGTTTCTATATTATATATTGACCTAAATTCAATATTTAAATAACCTTCATTGCTATCATAAAGTAAAATTATATCATTACCTTTAGTAAATTCAGTAATATCATCATTTAATTCAAAAACTCTTTTACCCTCCCAATGAACATCATTTGGTTCTAATGAGCCATCAAAAATTAAAGGTAAAGAATCACCTGAAAATGTTAAATCTAAATCAGAGCTATCTTCTACATCTTCATCAAGATTAGATAAAGATACTTGAAAATTATTTGAAGCATCTCTGCATTTAAGTGAAATATCTTCCACATTATCAGAAGCAGTTATTTGGCTTATTTTAGATGTTTTAAACTTTATATTACTATCTGAAGGATGGGTACTATACTGGTTTTCTTTCCTAACCTCTAAATAGCTGTCTAAATATACAAAAAGTGGATGTTGCCATTTTTCAAAATCTGTATAAATATCAGGATAACCCTGCATTTGTCTATAATCAGAAACTAAAGTGTTATATAAATCATTAAATACTAAAGGACTTCTATCAACATAACCATAAACCATAGGTATAGGTTTATTTCTGTATTTATCTAAAACACTTTCATCAGCAGGTAAAAATTCTTGTGGTAAGTCTTTATGTGCATTACTCTCTGTTAAATCTTCTAACTCTACAGTAACTGTATCAGTAGTATGTGATATTCTTCTAATTTTACCTGTATATATTTTAGGGCAATCAGTATCTTCACCTGCATCTAATGTTGTAGATGTTTGTGATTTCCAATACACACATACTTCTTTATTTATCATAGATGTATTTTGAAGTAAATCAGAAAACCTAGAGCCTTCATACTCATAATTAGAAATAGATAAAGTAACAGATGATATTTTAAATCTTCTATTCTCTATATCTACTGATTGTTTAATTGAAGGAATATTTAATAATATAGGCTGAAAGTATTGCCCATCTACAGAAAGATTGTTTGTTGATATAAATATATCTAAATCAGTAAATACAACTAATGGAATTAAACTTGTGTCTTTGCCTTGTATGTCATTTAAAAAATTAGCAGGTAAGTTCATTAGCTAAATGCAACCCCTTTCCTAGTAGCTTCTCTAATTGCATCTGCTAGATCGCCTTCTACAAAATCTTGTGTTAAAATATTTCCTGATACATTTACTGTTACTGATCCTCCTTGTGGGCCATCAATATTAGGGCCTTCAAGAGGAGTGATTGATACTTGCTCTGCTTTATTATTTTCCCCTGCCATAATCAATGTAGGCCTATTAACTACTTCATCCATTCCAGTTTCAGCAAATTTTATAGATTTTAAACCTGAAACAGCATTTTGCATTAAAGAACCAATAACTGCACCTGCAGTAGCAGATGCGATAGCCCCACCTATAGGGCCAAACATTCCAAAACTACCTGAGATATGTTTAGCTATAGCTATTTGAAGTTGTGCTATAATTTCTTTCTGAGCAGATTCTTGTGCAGCTTTTGCTACATTTTTATATGCCATTCCTTGCTGCATAGATGAAATTAATGTTGATTCCATTGATTTTCTTAAATCATCTTGTGTTTTCTTAGCATCTTTCTGTGCATTAGTTAGCAAATTAAGAGATGCAGCTAACTCAGGATATTGCTCTTGAAACCTTTCAATAAACTCTTGCTCTTTAATTCGTTCATCATTTGTCTTAATTAATTTTTCAGTAAAATCACTATATTCTTTACTTGCAAGTTGATGTGATTCTATCCAATCAGGTAGACTGTTGTCTTGGTATAATATATTTACTTCATTAAGCCTTTCAGATAATGCTGCTATAATACCTTCTAATTCCTTAACTCTTGGAGTTTCATTAGGATCAACATAACCAACCCTCACAGCATCTTGTTTAGCTTTCACCAAATCCTTTGTTCGCTTTTCTATCTCGCCTAATAACTTAAAGAAATCCGTAGAGCTTTCTATTTCCCCTAAATTTAAGCGATGCAAACTGTCAAGGTAAGCAGTTACAGCTTCCGATGCACCCTTAAATAGCTTTGCTGACCTAATAATTAAAGGCTCTAATAACTGACCTATAACTTCTGCTGTATCCCCTGCAGCATTTCCTGCCTGAGATAAAGCACCTGCCATAGTTTCAGCTTGTGCTGTAGCTTGTCCACCAAACAATCTCGCAGCATTATTAGTCAAAGAAGTTAATCTTTCAGTAGACCCTGCAGCACCCTCTGCTTGTATACCATACCTAGATAATGCATTAGTAGATGATCCAAATGATTTAGCAACTAAATCTGCTGCAGCATTTAAATCCATACCTTTTGCAGCAGCCAAATCTAAAGTTGTTCTTGTTAATTGTCTGATTTGCTCTTCATCTTTTGTAAAAGCAGCAATTAATGATTGTACTCCTATTATAGCTTCATCACCAAATGCAGTTTGTTGTTGCAATGCAGATGCCTGATCTAATAAAGCTTGTGATGTCCTCCCTAAAGCAGATGATAATTTCTTTTCTGCTAGTTCTTGCTCTGCAAAAGCATCAACAGCTTTTTTAATAGAAGCAATAGTACCACCTAATGCAAAAGTAACTAGCAATAGGTTGTTTCTCATAGCACCTAAACCTCTTCTTAGGCCCTCAGTTTTAATCCTTAATCTTCCAAAACCTTCTGCAGCACTATCTGACTTCTTTTTTACATCATCAACACCTTTGCCTAATTTCTTAAATTCTGAATTAGCCTTACTTGTTTGTGCCTTTACTTCAAATATTAATTGGTTTTTATCAGCCATTTTTCATTTTCTCTTTTAATTTATTATCTCTCATAGCCATAGCAGTTTTAATTATATAATATTTCTCAATCCATAATGATGGGGTATCTGAATAAGCTCCCTCATAAGGTGGTGTATTCGTTTCTTTGCAGTAAATATATTTCGCTATATCTTTTTGACATTCAGAGTCCACTAATTTATTATAACAACAAAAAAAGGGTAACTGTTCGTATATATCTGATATATAATTAAACGAATTACCCTTACTCATTTCTTGCGATTCCTCTTTTAGTTTAAATATATAATTCCATAAATCTTCTTCATCTTTAAACTCAATTTGAGGATATATCCCATTCTGCCTAATAATACCTTTGGCTTTATAAGGAAATTCATCATATCTACACCCCTCACAACTATTGTCAATTAAGACATTAAATGCTAGTTGGAGGGTTTTTCTTCCCCCATTACTTGTGCTGCCTGTATAACATCAAATAGTTCTTCTCGTTCTATATCTGTTAATTGTCGCAACACATCATCAGGAGGGGCAACCCCATTAGGCTTCCAACCTTTAAAATCTCCACCACCTAAACCTGCTCTAATCCATGCAGACCTAGCTTTGTTTAGATTTTTAATAGTAGACTTTCCACCTGGCATATAAATAACTTCGATAATATCTTTTAAATCATCTATTTGATCTATAGATAACTCTCTTATACTTACTTTTCTGCCTGTAGATAGGGTTTTTTCAATCATCTTAACTCCTTAATTAAGTAAATTTAAGTGTAGCTAAAGAACTACCTGCATCATCTCCTGATGTAGCTGTAAATGCAACAGTAGCAAATATTCCTTCTTCTGCCATATCTAAACTGTAATCTGATATATTGGCTTTTGGAATAGAAAAATCAATATTAGTACCATCTCCTAATGCTATTGCTGCTTCAGTATTAGCTTCCCAAAATGTATCTTTATTAGCTTGTTGTAAGCTATCAGCTTTCATAGTTATAGAACCAGTAATACCAAATGCTCCTGCCCTACTATACCCATCTGTTTCACCACTACTACCTTGATAGCCGACTCTTGTAGCAGGATTATCAATAGTTACTGAAAATGATTTAACTACAGCAGCATCACCACCAAAAGTACTTGTAGTACAATCAAATAATCCTTTTGAGTAATCAGATGCACTTGTATCAGCAGTAACAGTATTAGCTTCAATTATTGGTTTATAACCTGTCATAAATTGACCTGAAGCATTTAATTGACCACCATTTGTACCTGCATCCATACTTAAAGTAAGATTCTGCAAATTAGCACTATGCATATAGTGATCTCTTGAAGTTAATGGATTCTGTAAAATAATAAATGCTAATTTACTTACAGTTTCGGTAGTTTCTAAATGAGATAAATCATTTACTGTTGGAGCAGCAGGATATGTTATAGAAGTTGTTATTGTTCCACCATGATTAGGATACATTAATTCAACCAAATTTTGAATACCCTTTTCATTATCTACAACCCAATCAAAATCCCAAGTCCATACACCTGAACCATAATGATTAATTATATCTTCAGCTCGTAATGTCCTACTACCTGCTCTAGCTATTTCTGCTCTTTGATAACCACCTCCCCATACAAAATCATTTACTGGGGAATTAACCCTCATAAGGAATTTACTACCTGAAACAGCATTAGCATCTTGTGTTGCAGCACCAACTGCTCCTGCAGAGCTACCTGCATCATTATCTGCTATTCCTACTATAGCCGACCATTCATTGCCTGAATATATTCTTCCCATGTCTTACTCCTTTATTAGAACATTATTTATTAATAAATTTTTAATAATCTTATTATTTTCGTCTAAATCAACAGATTGCCCTTTACATAATTCATTATATCCAGGAACTATGTTATTATAATCATTTATAAATCTATCAATATCTAATGCTTTATATTTAACTTTCTTATTTTTAGTTGCCATATTAACCCTCTCTTTCAACTTTACAATTAAAGGCATACGATATTTTATGCAATCCCTCAGTATCACCTTCATTACCTACAAAGTCATTGTAAGTAATTGATTCTACATTACCATCAATCCAAGTCAACTCTTTAGAGCCAACTGTTATTGATTTAGTTTGATTGTTAAATAGTAACTGATACATTCTTTCCGATCTTGCATAAAATTCTTCATAAAACTTTTCTGATGGGTTTGCTTCTAACATATAAACAGATATATCCACATTATATGTCTTTAAATGTGATGTTGTCCATGTTTCTATATCTGTAACTGCAACACCCCATAATTTAACTTGAAATGATGTTGTGTTTTGCATATTTTCTGCTACATATACATCAGCATGAGCTAAATCAGTATTTATTATACTCTTTAATCCTTTTAGGACATAATCATAAAATATATTCTGATATGTTGTGTCTTTAACTAACCCCATTAACTTCTCGTCATTGATATTGAACTAACTTGGCCTGGAGTAGAAGAGTCTAATCCATGACCAAATAATTCTATTTCGTATTCATCGTCAGCAGTAGTTACAGCTGCATCATTATCTCCTGCCCATCTAATCTTCATACCATTAACACCTAATGATTGATAATCTCCAGTAATAATCTCTGAATCTATTAATACTTCACTTTTTAATGTAGTAGAAGATTTACCTTTAACAGTCATCCTTGTTGTACCAACTACCCCATTTTCACCTGAGTCTATATAAACTTTTAATAACTCATAACCACTACCTGCATAAAAACCATCTAACTCTACTGGCCTTAAATCGGAATTAGCATTTACAGAAACCTCTCTAATAATGCCTTTACCACTATCCATAGTTCTTTGTAGGCCTAATATAATTATTGTGCCTGAAATCACACCTTCAACTAATTCATCTAATTCAGCTTTGAGGGGAACTATATGTTCACTATTAGGGTCATGCGACATAAGCGATAATATAACGGTTTGAAGAGATGACATTCGCACAACCACATCAGGATAATTCCCCTCTCTATCTTTTTGTATTTGATCTTGAACTCTATATCCAATCTTTGAATCTATCATCCTAGAAGCTCTTTTTCTAAGCCTAGTTAATAATGTAGAAAAATCATCACCTGATTCCATTAATAAGTCTGCAGGACTAGATGCAGAATTAAAATAATAAACTGTATCTAAATTAGAATCATAATACCACTCCCCATTAGCATTAACAACTCCACTATTATCTTCTGCATCTCCCAAGTCTTCGCCATTAGCAAATAACTGGGTAACTAAACCTGCATCTCTAGCTAAGTATAAATTAGATGTACCTGTTGTTTCCCATCCATAAATAGGAGTTTTATTATCAAATTCATCTATATTAGGATAAGTGTCTTTAACATCTTGGTGTGTGCAATATGCTACATTACTTGTTGCCATTATTTCTTACCTTTTTTATTTAGTTTTTCTAGCTTAATTATTCTTGCTTCTAATTTTAAATTTTCCTCTAACCTATTTTTATTTTCACTTTTATAGAAATCTAATTCAACCCTGTGAGCCTTTATTGCCCTGTCTAGCTCGTTATCATCTTCCATGTAAGATACAAGCCTGTCTAACTTTTTTAAGGCAGGTATTTGGCCCATTAAGCCTTTTAACACCATTGGCAATACTTTAGATGCTAAAGATGCAATCATTTTCTTTTCCTTTTAATTGATTTTTTCTTTTTAGGTCTTCCAACTTTTTTTCCATATGTACCTTTACCCTTTGGCATATTATCTCCTTATTTCAATCCTATAATCTCTATAGTTGTATTTATTTTAGAGTTACCTGACCTAGCAGCTATTGCATCAATAGAGTTTCCTATAGTAGTTCCAAACTCATTGCCACCACTTAAACCACCATTATAATCAAATGATAGTGCTAAATCTGCATTTGGAGGGCATCCCTGTAAATCCATAGCTCCAGTTTCATAGTTTATAGTTCCAGTACAAGCACCCTTAATATTTCCATGCCCATCATCATAAAAGAATACACCTTTGTTTGGTGCTTCATTTCCTGATTTGTTATTAAATACAGTATCATCAGGTAATCTAGCTTCTACAGCACCTTGTATCGCTGTTACTGCCATTGTAAACCTACCTACCTCAAATGGAGTAGTGCCACTAGCAGGAGCAGAAATTGATATAGCAGATGTTGCAAGATGGCTCATTGAAGTAAACCTTATATCACCCCCAACTATACCTACTGTAATCTTTTTACCCAGTAAATTAGAACCTGTAGTGTAAAACTGCACATCTAAAGCAGCTTGTATTTTTTTTATTAAGTTTCTAAAAGTTCCATCAGAACTATCAGTAGTGAATGAAAGTGTATGATCAGAACCACCATCTACTGCAATATCAAAAGCATAGGCAGTTGAAGCAGCCAAGCCAGTTTTTGTAGAAGGTGTTATACCTGATAATCCTAATTCTTGGTAGCCATTAGTGTAAAATTTACCAGTAATAGCTGATATACCATCTCCTATTTGATCTGCTGTCCTAGCATAACCCATCATATTAGATATTTTCAACCTACCTGAAGAATCAGTTGATAACTTTGTGCTTGTATCATAATCTCCATACTCATTAAAGAATGGAAAGTGAACATTAGCACCACTTACAGCACCATTAGTTGCATCTGTTTGATTGTCTTTGTCTGCCTTGCTTGTTCCATATAATGCTCTATCAACTGTCATCTCACCTGCACCTGTGTCTGCTGCTTTAGCAGTAACTCTCATAATTTCAATTCTTGTAGCAGTTGTATCATTTATCCCTACCTGTATCAAATCACCTACTCTAAAGAAATCCAAGTCTGTAACATTTACAACTGTATGGCTATCTTCTAATGCAGCATTAAGATTCACAGTTGAATCTGCATACAAAGCACCACTATTAACATCAGCAGGTTCTAAATTATTAGTCTTTGCAGCACCTCTCATGCCTGAATTATCACTTGCAGATGTAATGTTTTTCATGTTAGGTAAGAATATATAATCACCTGCACCTAATACAAAGTGTTCAAATATTTGGTCTGTTACTGCTTCATCTGATAGATTTGTACTCCATGAGTTACAAGTTAATTGAATCTCTGCTGAAACATCACCATCATTCTTTATAATGATTGCATTAGCATCTCTTAATGAGTTTGATGCAATATCTTTACCTGCAACTATTAAAGGTATAAAAGATGTACTATCATTAACTTCTTGCCTAATATTAAAAATATCTTCATAGTTACCTGCTTTAGATGCAGTTAAACTTTCACCTCTATCTGTTACTATTGTTGTTGTTGCTGTATATCTTGGCATTTCTTCTCCTATCTCAAATTATCTTGTATGGTAAACTAATTGCATATTTACTGTTAAGTCTGAATTTGTACCATCTTGGTGTACACAAGCCACTATAGCTCTACCTAAATCCACATTAGCACTACTTACTGTTAATGCTTGATAATATGCTTGTTCATATCCTGCACCTGTTATTGTTGATGGACTTACACAAACTTCTGTACCATCACTTAAATTTCCACCATTAGAACTATTATCTGCTACTATTGCATAACTCATAACACTAAACTTAACCACATCACCACTAGCATCATCTTGACCAAACCATACATTACAAGAATCTATTGCTATATTAAATGGAACAAACCAAATAGATTGTACAAGGTTCATAGCATTTGCTGTATTAGTATAACTAGTAGCAGGTGTACTTCCAGTACCCATCTCAATAGGTGCAGCATTAAACCTTGTAGCACCCACAGAATCTAACATTGTCCAAGTGTTTCCAGTAGCAGGACTTGCATTTACAGATGTAAGTGCAAACTGTTGCATAGCAGTATTAGCAATCTGTAAACCTTGATTAATTCTAACATAGTTATTACTTGTATCTACTTGTATATGCCTATTACCACTTGTATCTGTTACAGAAAATGTATTTGTGCTATTATCATTCTTTGGTTGTACTTTAAAATCATCATCTGATAAATGCATAGATGTATGTGTACCTTCTCCATCTGTTACTACTTCAGATGCTGTATCTACACCATTAGTGTCATCATTAACTCTTAATAAACTTTTATATGTACTTGATACTGTTTTACCTGTTAAACTCATTGACTATTTATCCAATCTATAATTTCATTTATTTTATCTACACAATCTTTTATTGATACTGAAATTGGGTCATTTTCACTTGTAACTAAAGATATATCTTCTGTACTTGTGTCTATTTTTTCCATTATGATTTCTCCATAATTACATTTAAACTTAAATATATATATGCAGATGAAGTTCCACTAGCTCTTGAGATATAAATAGCCAAAACATCACCTGCTGAAACTGATACACTTCCATCAGTTTTAGACACTTGAACCATTTTGTAGCTATCAGCACCACTTGATGTCACATCCAATGCTGTATCTGAAAAAACTAAATCAGAAGTAGTAGATGTATTATAACTTGGTGTAGCTTTCCATATTTCAAACAAATAAGTGTTAGCACCTGTGCTATAAAATGAACCTGTCATACCTTTTAAAGTTCCATCATAAGGAACATGGATTACCCTTGATGCCATTTGATACTCATTAGTATCATGAGCACCATGGTCTCTGTCAGCTAAAGCATTTGAACTACTCCAAAATGGATAGTTTAATCCATAAGTTCCTGCTGTCCAAAATTTTGTTGAGCTTGAAATACTACCAACCCTTGCAGTATAAGACCAAATTATAGTATTTGTACTACTGCCACCTCCACCACCTGCATTATCATCTACATATTTTTTAGTTGCTAAATGATTATCTGCTGTAGGTGTATCACCTTTAACAAAACCTCCAACAATCTCTACATCACCAGTAAATCTAGCACCATTACCTTTAGATGAAAGTTCAAGGGAAGAAAGTTCTTCCCCTGACTTTAGGGGTTTAAGGTGAGTGTCTAGTTGAGTGTCGGTAGTAAGGTTTTTTGCCATTATTTATTATCTGATCTTAATCCTTTTATAAACCCTCTTATCATTCCACCCATTACATTATCAAATAGGTCAATAAACCAAGGTTCTATTGTAGAGTTCCAGAACTTCTTACTAAAACTCCATTTACTTAATCCTACTGTCATAACTGTACCACAAGTTTCAGCAGCAGTTTCTACTATATTAGCTATCTGCTCATTTGGTACTTTCTTTAAAATAAATAAGATGATACCTGCTGTACCACCTCCTAATAATAATCCTGAATTGTTTCCTGCTATTCCCATCAATGTATCAAACATCTTTGTTCTCCTTCTTTAAAAGTTTTGTTATTATATCCACTAATGATTGATATGATCTTACTATTCCTCTCATCTCAATCTGCATCTTTTTCTGTTGGTCAATCAATTTAATGATTATTCCTTCCAACCTTGTAAAGCGATTTGCCAAGTCTTTAGACAAATCATCTTGTATATATTTATTTTGCTTCCATATAAAGAATCCAAATGCCATTGCTACTGCTACTGGTATGCCAAACTTTTCTACTATTTCTATTGGATTCATTCATTCCTATCCTACTGAAGCAACTATCTTGCTCAATTTCTTTGCTCTGTTTGGTGTTTGTTTCGCCCATTTAGAATCCAACATCTCTTTAGATGCTTCTAAATAGTTCTCTTTTTCTAAATATGATATAGTTTTTTTAAACTTGCTAAAACCACCTAGTCCTAACTGGTAACACATCTCAATTACAACCTCTTTAATAATATCAGGAGCAGTATTGAACCAATCAAATTTATTCTGTACTCTTAATGCTAAAGCCTTAACTTTCCTTAACAATATTTCTTCTGCTATATCTTCATCAAGAATTAAATCTTTTATTGCAAAGCCATACCCTATTGTTGGTATTCCAAGTGAATCATTGTAAACATGCTCTACAAATCCTTCACTCTCTTTGATATTTTCAATTAGGTTTTTCATTCTGAACTTGTCCATTCTGATTTAGCTAATTCTGTTAATATTTCACTATGAGTATAAGTAGTCATACCATCAAAGCAACTAGGAGTATCACCATTCCATTTAAGTATTGCTTTAGTATCATCATTTGTTTTTCTTAATGTAGCAGTAGATGATTGCATAGCACTTAAAATCATCTCATCTGTAATATCAGATACATTTACTATAACCCATTTTCTATTAAAATAATCCATTATGGTGTATCTCCTTGAAAATCATCTGCTGCCATATTAGTCATAGTTCCATTATTAGAGTTATCTGACATATCATAAATAGTAGTGCCTGAATGATTTTCTAAACCATCACCCATTCTATACCAACCTTTAAGATGCAACCTTAAATAGCCATGGTCAAGATAATTAAATATTTCACCACTATTATATATTACTTTAATTTGTTGTGCAGTTAATGTTGTATTATATATAACAACTTCAGATATGTTCCCATTAAAAAAGTATTGACTTCCACTTGCAGGTAAACTATCTCCACCTATCATAGCATTTGTATCAGTATCTAAATCAGTTTCTGTTCTAGTTTCTGTTTCCATTAAAACTCCATCAACATATACTTTTTGATTAATGCCATTGTATGTTGCTACAATATGATACCATCTACCTGCTGTTATAGCCACACCTGTTGTATTGACATTCTCAACTTTAAATACTATTTCTTCACTACCATTTACATATAATAATATTCCTTTAGTAGTTCCATTCTTCCTATTAGAGAAAATAGTTTTATAGTCACCATCATCAGTTACTTTAATCCAAGAAGCTATAGTTATATTTGTGTGATTAAATGGAGTGCCTAATTGCACATAATCATCAGTACCATCAAATGCTAATGAAAATTCATCTCTGAACTTATCACCACCCATTGTTGTTATTCTTCTAGTGGTAAACATTAATCTTTTACAATGCCTATTCTCATTTTAAGGTCTGTTGTTGCAGCAGGAGTATAAGTTCCACCACTTCTGTTAATAGCATGAACATAAATGCTCCTTGTGTCTGATGCTGCCTTTACAACTAAACCTACATTAGTTTTAGTAGCAACTTGGCATCCAACTAAATCTGTATAATTAGATACATTAACAAATCCTAATATATCCCTTGCATTTGTATCTGATATATTAACTACTTCACCTTCATCTGATGCTAAAGCAGTATTATCAGTTTGGAAAACCAAATCTATTGCAGGTGCTTCATCATCTTCATCTAAAATCATTATTGATTGTATGATTGCAGACCCACCAGTAACTGATACTGCATTTGCTATTTCTATTGATTGTGCAATTACATCATTATTTGCATGAGCTTCTACATCTGTGGTTAAAGTAACATCAATTAAATCAACATCCATTTTGTTGAGTTTTTCAATTACTGCATATTTTCTTAAATTTGTTTCTGCCATAATTTTCTTCCTCTCTAAAGTTTATGGTTACTATGAACGAGCCTTAAAGTTTAATTACTTTTTAGCTTTTTTAATTTTTTTCTTTGTTTCTTTCTTTGGTAATGCTTTTCCATTAGCACCACATTCTTCAAATCTATCTTCTAATGATTTTATATCATGGTTAGCTTCTGCCTTAATAATAACACCATTTGGTTTTTTGAAAAATCTATCTGCCATAATAAACTATCTCCTATTTAAAAAGAGAGGGGGAATAAACCCCCTCTCAATCATTAACTATTAAGAAACATCTGAAAGAACATAAACACCAAAGGAATCTTTGATTTCTATTTCTCCCCAAAATCCAGTAACAACATACTCTGTTGATCTGAATGAAGCATTTCGTTCTGTTTCTAATCTCATTAAGCCTTCAGGCCCAACTGCGATTCCAATAGCACCTTTAGACATAGCAAATCCTGCAGCATCGCCACCTGAACTTACATCTTCGTCTATTTGGTCTGACCAGTAAATATTGAAACCTGCAAGAGATCCAACATAACCAGTTTGCATAGCTTCTTCGCCTTTACTGCCCATAAATGACATTGGCTTTGCATTTGAGCCAGTAACAGCATCATCATGCAATAGGCTGATAATACCTTTGCCACCCCAAACTTGCTTTGGAGATAGCACTAAAGAATAAGGCATTGGCGCACCTGCAGCTCTTAATTGTCGCATTGAACCAAACACATGAGATAATGCAAGTGAAGTACCTGCACCACACTCTGTTTGACTAAATGATTTACCTAATTCTACTACATCGTCATCTAATTTAGCAGCTACTGCATTACCTAGAACAGCTCCAACATTACCAACTAGGTCTTCAGCATTACCCATAACTGCTAAATCGGTCACATCTGCTCTAATCACATGCTCAGTTATAGTTGCTGTTCTAGCTGCTGTTGTTACTGAAGTTACAGTAGTTTCATCAGCACCATCACCTGGTGTTCCAACATCACTTGTTGCTAGTTTTGTATAGTCTGCGAATTGTACTGAAACTGATCCTTGATTTGCCTGTTTAACTGTACAAAGTGGAAGCATAACATTAGCTTTGTTAAATGCTATTACAGCATCACCAATAGTTTTACCTATACCACCTGCAGCAACTCCAGTATCCGTTTCTGCCATTTGTAAATTAGCACCCATTGGACACAATGGATTATAATTAATATTGTTAATAAATCCCATGATTCATTTACTCCTTGTTATTTGTTTGATAAGGTTTTCTTAAAGTGCCTTCACCAAAACCACTAAACATACCAATGGATGACTTAACAATAGGTTTACCCTCTTGTTTATTCGTAGCTCTTTCTTCCATTTCATCTAAGTATTGACCATACCTCATTTTGCTACCCTTATATTTAACATCAATATCACCATCAGGTAATATCTTATGCTCCATATCTTTTTTAGGGTCTAGGTCTACACCCAATACTTTATTACATGTATCCAAGCTTAATATCTCCATTAATAATATTGCTATTAGCTTTTTCGTATCCTTCAGGGTCTTTAGTTGCCCACTCTTGATATGAGCTATATCCACCAAATTCACTTAATTTGGCATCTCTACCCTCAGGTACATTAGGCACTTTAGTAGATTGAGCATTCAATCTCTTTGATAATTTTTCTATTTCATTTAAAGGTAAATGACCAAAGCTTTCTCTATCTTCATCTGAAAAAGTTTCAAGAATTTTATTCTTACGATTATCAAAGTAAGCTTTATATTCACCAACTTGACCTTTTAAATTGTCAATTTGTGTATCCCTTTCTTTAATAATAGATTGATATTCTCCTGCTTCTTCCATCTTTTTTTGACGAGCAGCAGCCTTATCTTTCTCTATTGCTTCAAGCCTAGATTCCAACTCTTGGTTTTTTGATCTTAACTTTTTATTGTAAGAAACTTCATTTTCATGTAAAGATTTCCAGTTTGTATCATTTCCAGTTTGAACTGACTGTTCGGATTGAGCTGACTGCTCACCAGGATTTACTGTCTGTGCATCTTGGTTTATGTTTTCACTTGACATTTGAATTTACTCCTTTTTTGTCTTTGAAATTAAACAAATTTATAAAATATCTTTTATAAATCATACCTTAAAATATAAATTAATAGTTGTTTATTACAATAATATTTATTATAAATGTTAAAATAATGCAAAATATTAATACTTACAGGCAAGAATGGTTTAACTTTGTTAACTATGAACCTCATAATGGGCAATTAAAGCTGCATAATCCACCTAATGGAATATATGATGCAGATAATAATCCTGATGGTACAAGATTTACAGTAGTATCTGCAGGTAGAAGGTTTGGCAAAAGCTTTTCTGCAGCCAGGGAAATAGAAATACAATTATGTATTCCTGCATCTACTTGTTGGATAGTTAGTCCTAATTATGCGACTTCATCTCGTATATTTGATTTTGTTTATAAAGAATTAGTTTTAGAAAAAGGTTACAAGCCATCAAGATATTCAGCTAAAGATCAGATACTGGAATTTGATTGGGCAGGTGGTAAATCAATATTAAAAGGATTATCATGTGAGCATCCTAATTCTATGATTGGAGCAGGAGTTAGTTTAGTTGTTTTTGATGAGTGTGCTAAAATACAAAACCTACAAAGAATATGGGAGATGTATGTTAGGCCCACATTATCAGATGGTAGTGTAGGTAAAGGAAGAGCAATATTTATATCTACACCTATGGGTAATAATTTTTTTAAAACATTATATGACAGAGGGCAAAATGAAAAAGGTTGGTTTTCATTCCAATCTCCTTCTTATGAAAACACTTTTGCTTACCCTGAAGGAAAAGATGATCCTGACTTAATAGAAGCTAAACGAATGATGAGTGATGAAGTTTTTAGGCAAGAATATTTAGCAGACTTTACTACATTACAGGGTGCAGTTTACAATGATTTTTCAAGGTCACAGAATGTAGGTGACTATAAATATGACTACAGATTACCAACTTTTTTATCTGTAGATTTTGGTTATAGACAACCTGCTGTATTATGGTTTCAAACTAAAACAATAAATGGTGTAGACCATGTATATATAATAGATGAGATAATTCATCAAAAAAATATAAAGACATCTGAGTTAGTAGATATGATTAAAAGTAGACCTTATCAACTAACAATGGTATATGGTGACCCTGCAGGTTACCAAGTTCAGGCTTCAGTAGGTATGGGAGAAGCAGATATATTTTACAAGCAAATTGGTTGGAGAATATTTGCTTTAAGAGATAGGTCATCTCGTAGTATTGCTTCAGGTGTATCTCATACAAGGAACTTTATATTATCTTCTAGTGGTGAAAGAAGATTGCATATAGATAAAAGTTGTACTGGTATCATTAGCGACATAGAGGGATATGCTTATCCTGATACGAAAGAGGGTCACAATTTAAAGGAATTGCCTTTAAAAGATGGCTATTACGATCATGGTTGTGATGCTCTTCGTTATTTTTTGGTTAATCATTTCCCTATAAAACAATATAAAATAAAATTCGGAGAAAGATAATGATATATTCTATGGCAAGGCGAATTATTGATGAATCAGTAAAAGAGCAAAAACTTAATATGGCCAAAAATAGAAGAGCATTGACTTATAAAATGCTTGACTATTATAATGGTGATAACACAAAACAATATATAGATGGATATTTTAAAGCACAATCATTTAGGGAAATACCTCCTACTGCTATGAATATAACCAAAAGGTTTATTAATAAAATGGCCAGGACTTATACTTTAGGTGCAAATAGAACTTTAGATAATAAGCAAGAACAATATAATTCACTAACTAGATTTAAAGATTTAAAATTAAAACATTTTGAGAAAATGACTAAGCTTTTAGGTACTATGGCAGTCCATGTGGGCCTAGAAGAGCAGCCAAATGGTGATAAATTCTTTAAATATACACCTAAGTATGCATTTGATGTAGAGCTTGACCCTAATGATCCATTTAAAGCTATAGCAATTAAATATCCTATTATGCTAAACACCGATGATGTTACTGTTGGCAACGAAGTTTTGCAATATGCTTATTATGATGACCAGGGATTTATAATATATGATGAAACTGGTAAAGAGCTACAAGCAGAAACACATGATTTAGGTGTATTGCCTTTTGTTTTCTTACATAGAGATCATCAGCAATTAGAGTTTAATGTTCCAGGAGCTACTGATATAATATCTGCAAATGAGCAACTTAATATTCTGTTTACTGAAATGAACCTTGGTATGAGATTCCAAATGTTTGGCCAATATACTATTACTGGAATGTATGCTGATGAAAACTTTCAAAGAGCAGGTTCTGATGAAATGATAATACTACCTGAGGGTGCAGATTTAGATATTGTATCTCCATCAGTTAATATAAACGATGCTATATCACTTGCCAAAAGTATGTTAGAAATTGTCGCTTCTAATAATCACTTAACAGTATCATTTATCGACCCACAAAAAGACAGACCACAGTCAGGAACTGCATTGCAAATAAGAAATATAGAATATAACGAAAAATATTTAGATGATTTAGGTATTTGGGTTGGTGCAGAGATGGAATTATATGAACTCGAAAAATTAATTGCATCTAGGGCAGGAATTAATTTGCCTGATAGATTAGGAATTGACTTTAATGAACCTAAGACTATAATGACAGTACCTGAGGAAATATCTTGGAATACATGGAAATTAGAAAACAATCTAACAACTAAAGCTAAAATATTACAGGAACAAAATAAAGACTTGACAATAGAACAAGCTCAAGCTTTAGTAGATGAAAATAAGGAAATAAATGGCCCAAAAGAACAAGAACAACAAACAGGATCAATTTTTAATAGGCTTCGTCAAAGACCTACAGAAGTTAAATAAGGTTAAGATAAAAGTACCTAAAAAAAATATTGCCGATGTTTTAGATAATCCTAGGGAATATGCAATAAATTTTATTGAAAGTAGTTTTGTTCAATATATTCCTAGGTATATAAAAGCACATAAATTAGGTCAGAAATTTGGAAAGGATTTAGTTGAAAATAACTCTAAAGACTAATTTTGATATAGAAACTGCAATTAAAAGTTTAAACGAAAATGCACAAAAGTTCGTAAACGAAGTTGCAGAAGAGTTTAAAAAGGGTACAGATGCACATATAAAAACAGGTGCATTTAAACCTTTAAAAGAATCAACTAAAAAGCTACATGGAAGCCATCTGCCTTTACATCTAACTGGAAAACTAGCAAAATCTAATAAATTATTTCCTGCAAAAGGGAAATCTCTAATAGCTAGAGTAAAAAACACAGCTAAAAGTACTAAATCTTATAGAGTATTTAAAAACAATGGTAAAGTATATAGAGGTAAGCGAAATAAAACAGGTGAATTCTATGGATACTATCAAAACAAAGGATTTAAAACAGCTCCTGACTCTTTAATACCTAATAAAACTGTACCTGCAAGAACTTTTTTCGAAGTGGATGAGGATAAATTGTTTTTAAAGTATAAATTTGACAAGTTTACAGAAAGAGTTAATAAATCATTTAAATTTTATAAGAGAATGGTGAGATAATGCCTATACAAGACTATACAGAATACTTTGGTGAAGATTTCGAAGAAATAATAGATAAACTTGAAGAAGAATTTCCTGATCAGATAGAAACTATACTAGATGAAATAATAACTCTAATGCTATTTGACTCCGAAATTTTTGCAGTCAATATAGAAAAGCAAATAAGAACTCTACGAGTAAATGGAATGGATGACTCGCAAATAGCCGATGTTATACAAAAAGATATGGATGAAGAAGGTAAAATATTCGGTGCATTAAGAAATACTATTGCAGCTTCTATTGTTTTAGGAATAGCACAGTCTGCTAGGCAAGGACAATACGAAAACTATGATATGGAACAACTATTTACTTGGGTTACTGTTTCAGGACATCGAATTTGTGACGACTGTCAAACTAGAGCAGGAGAAACATTAACTTTTAGTGAATGGGAATCCCTTGGACTTCCAGGAAGTGGGTGGAGTGTTTGTGGCAGTTATTGCTACTGTATACTAGACCCAACTGGAAGTGTAACATCACAAATACAATTACCTAAAGACTCTAAAATAAGAGAAAAAACAGCTTAATCTTCGTACTTACTAAGCTTCTCTGCTTCCAATCTCTCTAATTCCCTTAACCAAGCATCCCTAACTTCTTTTTTAGGTTTACCTGGAGGTAAGAATTCTAATCCAACTGCCATAGCTCGTTTACGTAACCGTTTACGTTCCTTTGCCGAGGATGTAGCTTTCTTTTTAGAATACGTTTTTTTAAGTGACTTTTTTTGTTCATTATACTTCTTATAAGGACTATCATTCGATTTATCTCTAGGTGGAAGAGTAATATCCTGATCTACAACTATACTATTACCTATCTCTATAGCATCTTGTTTATCCACAACCTCTGCTTCTTCAATATTATTATACTTCAAGTGCTGCATAAATGGAGCTTCTACTTTAACAACTAAAGTATCCTGTAATTTACCAGTCTGCTTCAATATCAACTCTGCAGCCCTAGTATTACCTCTTTTAGCTTCCTCTATCTGAGCAGCTATAATATCAGGTAAGTGTGATCCTACTAACTCCATATACCTATTCCATATAGCATCTATAACTTTAGGTGTACTTCTCCACTTCATAACAGTTTTAATATTAACTCTTAATTTATCAGCTAACTGTTTATTTGTTGTGGCAGGATTATGTGCAACGAATTCTATTAAAGCTCGTTGTGCATCTTTTAATGCTCTCTTCGTTGGTTTCGTACCAGTTACGTTATTAGTTACGTTATTTCCCATGAAATAATATACAAACATATGGTGGTTACGTAAAAGTTATGTTTTATACTTGTGGGGGGCTACGACGGTATAGTTACGTTTCCCCCCTTCCACTTTTCGTAACTTTGGGCCAAAACTTTACATAATATATCTTATCGGAATAAGGTTCTCCTCGGTAAGCTTAGTTTATAAGGTGAAATCTTAATTATTTTAGGTGTTTTAATGGTATTACCTTAAAAGATTTTTTTTAGTAGTTACGTAAAATAATTGTGCTAGTGTGCTTAAAATACCAGTAATCCATGTATTATTACTTATAATGATACATTACATACCATTGCACTAGATACGGCCTTAAATGATACGTTTTACTTTAAATAGATACCATCTAAATATATAACATAGCTCTATGAGTTTAAATATTATAGCTATAAGCTTATTAAATGTTTTATTGATGTATTGGTATACCTAAATAAATAAAAGCTCTTTAAATAGGTAAATTTGGAATGATAACAAAAAAGCTCTGGAATTAACCAAAGCTTTTAAGTTTATTTTATATAGTTAGTGTTTTATTATAGCTTATCTTCTATATGTGCTAACAGTTCCAGGAATAAAAAAACCAGTCCTATCTTAAAGCCTAAATAACTAACTATTAAAATTATGCCTGTCATTATATCCATTAGTTTAGTTCCTTTTTTTTAATTATTAAATTGCTTACGGCCAACTTCGTTCCCATTACTATCAAAGAAGACAAAGCTCTTTATTTTATTAAAATATTCCCATTCATCAAGGTCTGTGCATCCCATGTTTATATTATGTTTATCTATACTATCTTTCCTGATAATACTTGTCGGAATATATCCCATACTATCCCAACAAGATTCCCAAGATATTGATAAGGTGCCGCCGCTCATTATTCCTGATTTTACCTGATAACCTAGCTCTTCAATTTCTTTGGGGTCGCTATAGTACCAGTCAACAAGTCTTTCTATATTTATATTAATATCCATTTTATTAGTTCCTTTTATTATTTATTAGTTATTAGTATGTACTACAAATCCTGAATTATCTTTTTTTGCAGGGCCTTTTGCAATTAATCCGATAATAGATTTATCAGGATCTAAAAAACGTAGATCCGACTT